CACCAAATCATCGACGCCAAAAGACGGCGCGATTTTTTACCCACGATCCGCGCTCACTCGCTCGTTGCAGACGATCTGGAGAGCAACCTCTACGCAGCTCGATATTTTTTCGCGGTCAGGCGGCGATTTTTGGCTTCGGTCGCTGAAAAAAGACCTGTTCACAGCAACTGCCTCCGCTGGTGTGGCGTCTCAATTTTGGCGGTTCGTCAAACTGATTGCATTATCCGGCGCGGTATCTGTGCCGACAGCTACGCCGTCCGCAGCAGGGTCATACACCACAACCGTGCGAAACATGCACCCTGACACTGGCTCCGGTGGTCAGGCTGTTGCATCGGGCATCATCTATGCGTCGTCAACGCTCAACGATGTAATCACGTGGGATGTCACAGTGCCTGCATCGGGGATCGTGCAATGCCTGTTGCTGGCATCTTCGGGCGCAGCAAACAACTACACCGTTTCGTGCGGCGGACAAAGTAAATCAGGCACCCTGACACAATCCACCACCACAGGACTACTGCCGCAGGTCATCACGCTCTACGGCTGTACTTCCGGGGCGCAGACTCTGAGCGTGACAAAGACCAGTGCGTCGGGGTCGCTTTACACCGCTGGATTGTGTTCTGAGGTTGGCCTGACTGCGCCGGTTGCTGCGTCGTCCATGATCTACTGGTTTGATGCTGCGTCTCGCTATATCGACGGCGACGGCTCAAATGACATCGCGCTCAAGATCGGCGGCACTTTCTGGGGGTCGTATCACGGCGGTCACTACGGGACGGCAACTTTTAAGCTGGATGGCGCAGTAGTCGATGTCACAACTGGAGGCCCGGTATTCTCGGCCAGCGAAATATCAGTTGCGCATGAGGGGCGCATCGGTTCAATCGGCATCTCGTCACAGACCATGATCGTTGCTGACGGTCACACATTCGACGCTCGAATGAGGGCTGATGCTCTCGCAATGACGGAGGCTCATGTATTGATGGCCGGTTGTCGCGGCGATATGACGCTAGTCAACGCCGAATCAGTGGCTCCCGACAGTGTGTATCACCCGCTGACGACTAGGGCTTACGTCGATGCGTCTATTGCAGGTCGCTCAAAGGCTCTGACTGCAAGCCTTGAGTCAATATCGGTCAATGGCGCAGCTCCTGTCGGCATGTATTCGCAGGCGGTTAATACGGGCGTTGCGGGCTACTGCAAGGGGTATGTGACTGTACCGATTGCCGCGCTATCGAGCCTAGATATCCGGTGCGCCTGGACGTACTAAATCTAATCCCCGCGATTCACTTTTAGCTCCCCTCTGCACAATGATTCAACAAGCCGCCTCCGGGCGGTTTTTTTACGCCCACGAATCGGGAAACAATGGCCTACAAAATAATCACTCAACCGAGCGTTGAGCCGGTGACGCTCGTCGAAGCAAAAGACCATTGCCGCGTTGATGGTACTGAGCTTGACGCGCTATTCAGTGGCGTCATCATTCCCGCCGCTCGGCAATCGGCAGAGCATGAAATGGGCCGGGCGCTCTGTACGCAGACGCGGGAGCTAGTGCTAGACGCATTCCCGGATGACTTCGTGCTTGAAGGAGCGCCGATTCAATCGCTTGTTTCCGTCAAGTATCTGGATTCCGCAGGCGTTGAGCAGACGCTAGACCCGCAGGACGTGATTCTGGACAATGATTCTGAGCCTGGCTACTTATCGCTTAATTACGGCAAGGGATGGCCTGAAACCTACGATGTGCCCAATGCTGTACGGGTGCGCTATATCTGCGGCTATGGCAATGCAGGGGATGTGCCGGCAGCAATCAAGGCTTGGATGCTGCTGGCTATCGGCACGATGGCGGCGCAGGCCGAAACCATGACGACCAAGCAAGCCACGGCGCTACCCGATCGCTTCTGGCATCGCTTGCTTGATCCATTCAGGATTTATCAATGACTAATCAATCAAAAGCAATGCAATGGTTTATTGCAAAGACGCTTGCCAAAAATAAAGGCTGGCACAAGTCGGATGACGGGCTTGGTATTCGTCGCGTTTTGCTAGATGGCGTAGAGCTTAAACACGTACTCCGATGCCATGAGATTAGAGGGAAGGCTGTTGTTATAGACAGCCCAATTAAAACCGACAAGCACCGCAAAATAATGACGCATGTCGTACGTGGCGATTTACGGGTTGAGTTTCAATGATCTCCGCTGCCGACTTGAATCAGCGCGTCAATATTGAGCAGCGTACTAGCTCACAAGATGAGTTAGGCCAGCCGATTGAGTCATGGGTACTCGTCGCTGCGGTATGGGCAAGCGTCAAGCATCAATCTGGCCTCTCTGCCATCAAGGGCGATGCCGATGTTTCCACGGTCAAGGCTTCAATCCGCATCCGTTACCGCACAGGCATTGATGCGGGAATGCGCGTTGTTTGCGGCTCAGATATTTACGACATTCGGGCCATTTTGCCGAATCGCGACGAAGGCTTTGCGGATCTCGTTTGCGAGGCTACGAAATGAGCCTGCATATTGAAGTCGATATGGGCGGCGTTAATGCGCTGTTGCAGACCATTGCCGATGATATGTCCAAGGCAACCCGGCCAGCCTCACAGGCAGCGGCGCAGGTGCTTTACGACGAGGTTAAGCGCAACGTAGCAAAGATTGGAAAAGTAACCGGGAATCTTGATAGCTCAATCTATCAGGTTTATTCAAAGAAGAATTCAACCGATTGGCGCAGCGCTTACGATGTTTCCTGGAATAAACAAACTGCGCCGCATGGTCATTTAGTTGAATACGGCCATATTCAAAAATTCAAGTCGTATATCGGCAGTGATGGAAATTGGTACACCAACAAAAAAGCATTATTGCCGCAACCAAAACAGGTAGCAGCAAAGCCGTTTATGCGGCCAGCCATCAGCAAATTCAACGAAGCAATGGACGCTGCCAAAGACAAGATGCTTGAGATTATCAATAAGGATTATGCGCGATGAGCATTGAATCCAATTTGACGGTATTGCTCAAGACAATTTGCCCACGCACATTTCCAGATTTCGCGCCATTCGATACCGTCCGCCCGTATGTCACTTATCAAGCCATTGGTGGGCAAGTAATAAATCCGCTCGGCAATGAGTTACCAAATAAGCGTAATACCAATGTGCAGATAAACGTCTGGTCGAATACTCGGCTTGAGGCTAATTCGATCATTGAGCAAATAGAGGTTGCGCTGCGTGCTTCAATCCAATTCGTTGCAAGACCGCAATCTGCGCCAATGGGTGGATTTGATGCAGATATTCCCGTTTATTCCGCAATGCAAGATTTCACCATTTGGGGCGACCGCTAGTTATTAGCTAAACCCAAAACAAACAACCTCCTTCGGGGGGTTTTTTACGCCCGTAAAACGGCAATCGGCTCACTTCGGTGGGCCTTTTTCATTTCTGAAAGGCAATAAATCATGAGTTACGGATTCCCCGAAGGGTCTAGCCAGCAGTTTTCTAAAACTTTTGCTGCTGCAAAGACGATTACTGCAATGACCAACGCCAACCCGGCAGTGTGCACGTCTGTAGCGCACGGCTACACGACCGGCGATGAAGTGTTGATCACCTCCACTTGGGAAGATGCGACGGATACCGTTTTCAAAGTAACGGTACTGACCGCCGATACCTTTTCCCTAACTGGCCTTAACACGCTTGATACCGGCTTCTATCCGGTTGGTGGCACTGGTACGGCACAGAAGATCAGCGGCTGGACGGCAATCCCCCAGGTGCTGACTATCTCCGCTTCCGGTGGCGATCCCCGTTTCACCGATGTGGCCCCGCTTGCCAAGCGTAATGCAATCAAGATTCCGACTGGCTTCAATGCTACGTCCATCACCTTGACGCTTGCTCACGATGCACTACAAGCCGCGTTTATCACCATGCTGGATATTTCCCGCTCGCTTACCAAAGTTGCATTTAAGCAGGTTATCTCCGGCGGCTCTGTGACCTACGGTTACGGCTACATGAGCGCGTCTGAAATGCCCAAACTTAATAACAATTCTGTGAATACGGTCGATGCCGCGCTCACGATTTTGGGACGCAGCATTTCCTACTAATCAACCGTTTTGCCTAAGCCCCTTCGGGGGCTTTTTTTACGCCCGTTTCGGTCGCTCCGAAAGTACCGGGCTTTTTTACATTCAAAGGAATAATAATCATGGCAAAAGTAAAACTCGGCGCACGCCCAAAGAATTTCAAACGCAATGTTGAATTCGATATGCTTGACGGCACTAAAGGCAATATCGAGTGCGTTTATAAATATCGCACCCGCTCAGAATTCGGCGCTTTTGTGGATGAAATGTTTGACAAAGCCAAGCCGGCTAATCCTGACGAAGCGCCGAAGCAACTTTCCATGACTGAGCTTATGGAAAAGACCAAGGATACCAACGCTGATTATCTGCTCAAGGTATTGGACGGCTGGAATCTTGACGAAGAATTGAGCCGCGAATCATTGCAGCAATTAGCCGATGAAGTACCGGCTGCGGTTGGCGCAATGATGGAAACCTACCGCGCCGCAATCCTTGAAGGCCGCTTGGGAAACTAACGGGGGCGGTCGCTGCGTATTACCGTAAATCGGAAGACGCAGCGACCGCAAATCCATTCCTGGCCTCAATTATCAAGATTCAAGAATCTAAAGAGTTTGAGGTTTGGCCTGAAAATTGGCAGATATTCGTTATTTTCTGCCAGCTATCGACGCAGTGGAATGTTGGAATGTCCGGCATGGTCGGGATGCGATACGAAGCGCTTTACCCGTTACTAGACCGGAAATATTCAGGCGATGAATGGCAAGACGCATTCAGCGATATTCGTCTGATGGAATCAGAAGTTTTATCAATTCAAAGCGAAAGCAAATAAGAGGTATTCATGGCAGACAACCGCGATATTGTCCTAAGAACGGTAGTCGATGCCTCTGATGCCAAAGTTGGGCTTGATGAAACTAGCCGCGCCGCTAACAAGATGGCTGGCGAAGTCGCACTCGCCGCCATCAAGGCCGGCAAAGCAATTGACGGCATTGGAACCGGCGCAGACGCATCGGCACAGAAGCTGGATAAATCAACCCGCAGCATTATTAGCAGCATTCAGCGCACGACTGCCACAATGGAAGCAGGCGGGCGTGGAACCAAAGAGTATTACGAAGCTATAGCCAATCAGCGAGGGGCCAATGCAGACGCACTGAAGCCGTATCTGGCGCAACTTGACGCGGCCATTGTTAAACAGAAAGCCGCTAGCGGATCGCTTGATAACATGGGCATGTCGGCCAAGCAAACAGCCTTCGCTTTGCGTGGCGTACCGGCTCAATTCACGGACATATTCACCAGCCTGCAAGCCGGGCAAGCGCCGATGACTGTCTTGCTGCAACAGGGCGGGCAGCTAAAGGACATGTTTGGCGGCATTGGTGGCGCCGCGAAGGCAATGGGCGGTTACATACTCGGGATGATCAACCCGCTAACCATTGCATCGGCTACGGTCGGTACGCTTGGCTATGCCTTCTATCAGGGCGGCGAAGAAGCCAGAAACATGGCGAAGGCCATCATCATGACCGGCAACGCAGCCGGCACGTCGGTCAATCAACTGCGCGAAATAACCAATGCGGTATCGGCCTCGTCAGGCGCAACCAAGGGCGCAGTCAATGAAGCCCTGAATGCCATCATTAATACGGGCGGCGTTGCGGCAGGCAGTCTTGGCAAGGTAGCAGAAGCCGCTATCAAGATGAGCAAGGCAACCGGAGAATCTATTGAAGATACGGTTAAGCGTTTCTCAGAGCTTGGCAAAGAGCCGGTAAAGGCATCCGAAAAACTCAACGAGCAATACAACTACCTAACCGCCTCTGTCTATAAGCAGATCAAGGCGCTTGAGGATCAGGGCCGCGCTACCGAAGCCGCCGCGCTAGCACAAAGCACGTTTGCCGACGCTGCTAAGGACATGGCCTCTCGTGTTGAAGCGAATCTCGGCGGCCTTGAGTCGGCATGGCGTGGCGTTGCTGGGGCGGCAAAGTGGGCATGGGACAAGATGCTGAACGTAGGGCGGGAAGGCTCAATTAATGAGCAAATTTCCGCGCTCAAGAAACAACTTGCAACAGGCAGCTTTGACTTTGCGCTAACTGAGGGCGACATCAAATCGCAGATTGCCTCGCTTGAGAAAAAACTAGCCACAGAAACAGCCACAACTGCCGAAAAAACCAAGCAAAATGAGCTGGATAAATCCGGCATTGCTTGGATAAAGGAAGGGGATAAATACCTTTCCAAAAAACAGCAAATGGAAGCCGAGATCACCAAGACGCGAAATCTCGGCGTAGCTGCCGGTGCGTCTGAGCTTGAAATCAACAAGCGCATTGCGGCGGTGCGTGAGAAATTCACAGAAAAGGCATCTGGCGGCAAGTCGCAGGCAGTCAAAGATGCCGAATCACTGGTTAGCCTGCTTGATCGCTTGCACGCGCAAGATGATGGCGAATTTGCCTCTGATTACGTCAAGAATGTTCAATTGCTGGTCAAGGGATGGTCTGCTGGCGAGTTAAGCCTTGAGCAATACAACGCCGAATTTGCCTTGTTGCGCCAACAGCAACCGGGCCATAAGGCTTATCTCAAGGATGTAATCGACCTTGAGCGCGAGCGCGCAAAATACGCCGCCGATATTT